CCACCGCCTGCCATTTTCTTCATAGCCATGCCGCCTTTAGCCATCTTGCCTTTGCCGTCTGCCGCAAACGCCGGAACTTTTTGGCCGTCTTTCATGACCATAGGCATACCGCCACCTGCGTAGCCGCCCATAGCCATCTTCTTGACCTTGCCACCTTTTTTCATGTCTTTCTCCTCGTCTTTTTCTCGTGACACAGCCTTACGTTTCATTTCGTCTAGCTCTTGAGAACGATATTTTGAATCTTTAGCAATTTGAATAGGCATACCACCCTCCGCAAAAAGTTGTCCCTTCCCATGTCGGGTCGAGGATTTGTTTACTTTCTGAAGATCAGGACGAGCGGCTTTGCCCGCACCGAACTTCTTACCTTTATCCGCCTTCACAAACTCCTCCCCGACAGACTGAGGGACACCAACACGCTTGGCGGCATCAGGGTCATTAGCGACCATCGCCATCAAGTTATGCTGTTTTTTTGACACACTAGGCATCAGCAAATCTTCCCACGCGTTTTGCCCCGCTGGGCAATACCGTCAGCACGGGACGAAGCGGACTTAACCGAGCCTCCGCTTTTATATTTCGTAGCGCCTTCGCCAAGTTTTTGAGTTTTGCCTCTACCCGGAAGAGGCTTTGCTTCCTCTGCAGCGCTTTTTGAAGGCACCTTACCCGGCAACGGTTTAACGTCCGGCATTTCTCCCGTCAACGACTTTGTAGTTTCCGCATAACCTTTTTCAGTTAACGCATCCATTTTTTTATAGAGGGCATCAAGTTCGGGGACAGGTTCACCTTTTTCCCGACGTGTTTCAAGCATACGGATACGTTCTTGTAGTTTATCCATATCAGCCATTGCCTCTATCCTTTACGAAGTAGCTGGTCAATTTTTTCTTCCAGCTTGTTAAAGCGTTGGTCAATGTGGTCAGTAATTCGGTCAACTTCTGCGTTAGTGACGTTATCACGAGCGATCTCCTCACGCGTCTTGTTTAACAAGATTGTGATACGCGAAAGTTCAGAAAACTTTTCATGCGCAACATAAGCAAAAAGACCGGTAAACAGCGTCAATCCACCGGTCCAAACATAAGACATTTCCATAATTAACACTTCCAAGCTCTCAAAGATTTGTTAATACGGCTGTTCGGATCGTTAGCTGTTTTGGCGCTCGTCAACTTTTTCTTCATACCCTTCATCCGAGCACAGAATGAATCACGACGAGGCCCACCCTCCGGCTGTGGAGCTTTTAACCCCGGCTTACCCGGATTAGCTGCGTTATAAGAAGCCCGACCTTTGGCATTTAAGCCTCCCTTCGGGTTCTTACCTTCTTTGCGCTGCCACGCCGGAGACTTAGCCATAGAACGCTACCCCTGCTACTGCTGCACTGTTAGTGATCACCAAGCTGGTCTGGACAAGCACACCCTCGCCGGGGAGCAGAACGTAGTTCGATTCTGCCGCGCCGATAGTTAATGTGAACAAGGTTGTAGCGTCGTCTTTGACCGCAACGGTGCCCGCGCCAGTTGCGCTGTACCACAGCCCTTTTAGACGAGTACGTCCGTTAAAAGCTGTGGTCGAGCCATTAGCCGCGCACGTTGCGCCCTTTACGTCTGTTTGCATCATGGTGATGCCTCCTTATCAGACGTTCTGCTGACCAACCAGCGGATCAGTAACGTAGTACAGGATTTGACCGGTAATTGAACCGCCAGTTGGTTCATCGCCAGTGGTTGCGCCACCAGTCAACGTAACCATTTGTGTGGTAGACATAGTCACACCAAGATCGTCACCAGCCGTAGCCGAAGCCCAGTTAAATACTTGCTTACCTGCGTCCGCATCAGCGGCACTCAAAAGGCCGTTGGGGTCGGAAGCAGAAGTGTCGGTATAGCCAATCCAACCCATGTCAAACGTGGGGGTTGCACCGCCTGTACCAGCGGCATTGGCTTGGATTTCAACAATCACTGCGCCAGCAGGCAATACGACCGGAACGGTGCTGCCAGAAGCAATTTTTACAGTGGTGGTGTCAGCGGCAGTAGGGTCAATGTAAAACTGAGCAGCCATTAGACCAGAGCCGCAATACGCGGTACGAGTCGTGTCGCCGCCACCCGAACGCCAAATACTTTGGGTAGTTGAGAGAGCCATATTTTTCCTCATGCGGTTAGGTGCGTCAATCTGCATGAAGTCAGGCCGGGTGCCTGTTTGACGCACCGGGTAAAACCCGGAATAACTACTTTATATACTACAAAAAGGGGGGCGTAAAGCCCCCCTTTTATTACGCCGTTCCCGACGAGCCAAACATGCCCAGCGGGTCAGACCAGCCGAACGAGTAACGCTCACGAGCTTTGTAACGGACGTTGCCAGTGTCAAAGTCACCATCCATCGACGTTGCCAGAGGAGTACGAATGAAGTGCTTCATGCCGTTTGGCACGTCCGTGGTCAGGAACCATGCGTTCGTGTCGGTCAAGAAGTGGTTAATCGTATAACCCTCTGGGATCGAACCGTTGTTCTTCAGGGCGTTGATATCGTTGTCATTGGTGCCAACACGGAGATTGGTTTCCAACAAACGAGTAGCAACGAACTGCAGAGCGGGCGGGATAATCAACTTACGAGGTTTAGCTGCAATCAGCAAGCCACGTTCGTCAGTCCATGCTGCAATTTGAATAACAGCATTTTCAAGCGCTGTTTCATTCAAGTCAGTCATGGTTGCTGGTACGTTGCTGTTGGTGCCGCCAGATACCAGCGGGTGCGAAGCAGAAAACAGAGCAACGCCATCACCGCCCGGATAGGACGCCGAAAAGCCGTTGTTAAGCACTGCTGCGCTTTTCACCTGCTTGGTGTAAGCCATAGCACGAGCCAGCGCCTTGGTATAACGAGCCGATAGGCTGTCATACAGGTTATCTTCAATCGCTTCTTCAGTGATCGAGAAACCTAGAGCAATGGTTTCGTGATTGTATCGAGTGCTCCAAGCTTCCTGCGCATTGTCATAAGCAATTGCAGAGCCTTCGTTCTTGACTGGGGCAGCCGAGAATCCAGACAGCTTGGTTTCCTCTTCGAAAGAACGCTCGGAAGTCTCAGTTTCGTAGATTTCCTTGTGTTCTTCACCGTAGGTCGAGTACTCCATACCGAACAAGGCGTTCAGGCCGGGGAGTAGCTCTTTCAGTAGTTGTGCGCGTGAAATAGCCATGATTTAGCTCCCTTATACGCCAGTTGAGTTGTTGTACTGGTGCATAGTCGCATTAATCTTCACAATGACTTCTGGGAAGTTGTCAGCGGCAGTAGCAGTGTCTCTAACCACATCAATAATACGAATAGGCAGAGTGTTCGTTGTGGCGGTCGAATCCAAAATTGCTACTTTGGAATCTCCCGTGGTTGTCGAACCCGCGTTTTGCACCAATGTTGCATTATTTCCAATTGCAGTAATACCAACACCACTAATAACTGTGGTGCCAGAAACTACAGCGACTTGGAACAACGTATCAGGATCATCAGCAACATAGGCAAAAATCTTTGTGCCTGCTTTAATTGCTTGAGATGCTGGATAAAATTGTTGATTTTGAACTTGACCGGTAGAACCGTTTGTAAAAGTAACGCCAAGAAACACGCCACACGGTGTTGCTGTGGTTGTTCCTGTGTCTTTCTCAATCGTTCCAGCAGCCACCCTTTTTACTAGATCGCCATAGAAAATGTTCGTAGCATAGCCACTTGCAATTTCCATCAGGCGAGTCTGTCCCGCATAGACTTGTCCACCAATTAGATTGACGGGCTTTAGTCCATACGGTGCACTTACGGTTGGATAAGCCATGATTTACTCCAAGTTAAGAACCAGAACCAAAAGTGGTCTTCGACCTGCGCTCAAATGCGTGCAGCGGCATACGAGGATCACTTTGCCTCAAGAATGTACTGTCCACAGACTCTGACTGTATTCTATTCATATCATCGTAGTACTTCATACGCTGCTTCATGAACTCAGCAGGGGTCCGGGCCAGCATCAAACCGCCTACCTCAATATTGCCAGTGAACCGGCCTTCGGTAACGGCGTGCAGCATCATTTCGGTATAGTCTTCTGCTTTGCAGAATTCAAACCCTTCACGGAGAGCGGAAGATATATTTTTAGCATCTGTTTGACCATGGACACTGATACGCACCCAGCGGTGTCTCCAGCCGGGGCGATGATCGGGAATCGGAAGAAGCTCCGGTGCTCGCCATTGTGTAATCCGTCCAGCATTTTCGCGTGAATCAACTTCACGTGACTGTCTGTTTTGTGTATCAGTCATAGTCATTCTCCTTTTCTCAGTTCAGCAACCTTTTGAGCGTACAGTTCTAGAGGCACTCCAAGTCGTTTCGCAGTGTTGACTTCCGAGGCCTTTAACTTGATACGGTCAGGCGGGGTGCTACGGGTAGCCGGAGCTACGACGTTAGCTGGTTTCTGTGCACGGCGTGGAGGTTCGTCTCCATCCGGATTTCCGCTCCCGAAGTACTCGGGGTATCTACGACGCATAACGTCGTCTACATATTGGTAGTACCTTGAGGTACCAATAAACTGTTCACCGTACTCCTTGACTAGCGAGCGATGCAGACCTAGCGCGGTGCTGGTCATCTCATCGTTAGGACCAAACCAACGGTTATCGGCTAGCCATTCCTTATCCCGCTCCGTCAAATTTGATGTCGGATTGGTATTTTGTGGAGGTTGTACAGGGTTTTCCTGAACTTGTAAAGGCCGCATATTCTCAGCCTTGTCCACCTTCAAAGTCGCCCTCGAAATCTCAGCTTGGGCTTCTGCTAGTAAGTCTGGATCACCTGCCTCGTATGCCTCTTTGTATTTCTTCTTAGCTGCCTCCAATTCAATTTCGGCAACAGACTTAGCCTGCTCCACAAATATCTGGCTACCGGATGCAAGCTGCTCTTGAAGGCGTCTGTTTTCCTCATAGACTTGACGGGCGAACTGCTCAGCAGCCTCCCGCTCGCGCATAGCCTCTTCTTTAGCCCTGCGCTCATCGTGATAACCACGGGTGAACTTTTTGATGCGGGCCTGAACCTTCTCATCGTAGGTGGAAAGCTCGTCGTCGGTGACCTCCTCTGGCGGGTCCGCCATAGGCTTACGTCCACGATCCTCCGAAGGAGTGTCATCCTCGATCTCGATTTCAATCTTCTGCTTAGCTTCCTTGGCTGAAGTTTCAACTGGATGAAGTTCCACATCTTTATCTTCGTTTCCATCTAGCTCGTCTGGAAATTTATATCCGCTCATTTAGTTCTCCTTAAGCAGGGCGAGAAATACCACGTGGGTCTTCGACAACCGCCTCGACATTGTCGTCGTTTATGATCCGAAACTCACGACCATGAATCTTCATGCGCGTACCAGAATTGGGCCGCACAATCACAAAATCACCTACTTTGCAGGAGGGGCCAGACGGGAACCGTTTTTCGTCTCTATATGCATCCGGCCCCATCTTCATGACGAACAAAACTGGAGTTAAGACTTCTTCGTAGTACTGAGTTGTCTCAGCCTTCACGATGCCGCTCTCGTATTGCTCCTCCGCATCCGGCACTACACACAATAAGTGGTAGGTCACCGGCTCCGGCACTTGCTTTGCTTTCCGTTCCGGTGTTTCGGGTAGCGGAGTAGCTTGTTCACCAATCAAAATTTCACTCATCACCATGCTCCAGTCGTTGCACAAGGTCTTTACAAAGTTGTTCTGCTAGGGCCAGACCCCGGATTTGCCCGCAGACGTGACGGTACTCGGCATAATCTGCCGCTCTACCGTCTGCTATAAAAATTGTTTTGTCGTTCTTTTGCGCTTGGATTTCTCCAACTAAATAACTTAATATTCTTGTGTCATCCATCACTCCTCCCTTTTCTTAGTTGGCACGCTTCGTTGAACTGATTGAGCTGCATTCTGACGCCTCTGTTGAGCTAATTGCTCTTTGTGTTTTGCTATATCAATGCCCAACCGCACGCCATCCGTCTGTTGCTGACGACTGACTTTGTCGCGTTGAGCCGCTGCAGTTGCTCCAACTTGCATAGCAGCGATTTCTTTTTGCGCTGCAATCCGTTTTTCTTCAACACGGATGCGGTCTGCTTTTTCTGCTGCTTCGATCTGTAGCTTAGTTTTCTTAAGCTCCATCTCAGCTTGCTTGAGCTGCAGTTCTTGCTGTTGCATCTGCACTATGGGGTCTTGTGCTGCTTGCTGTGCTTGTTGTTGAGCCACCTCGCCTTGACTTTGCGCAAGTAGTTGCTTTGCAGCGCGGGCTGCTAGCTGCGCCACCTGTGCTGCCACCTCTGGCGACATCTGCTTGGTTTGATCTTCGGTAGGTAGTGGCAAGCCGATAGCCTGCTCGACTTGCTTGCGGTATTGCAGTGCTATGTGCTCGTTGACGTGCGCCATCATCGCCGCGTGCATCACTGGAGCTTGAGGGTTTTGCCCCATCAGCTGTTGAATCTTGGGGTCCTGCATCGCAGACATATGCACCGCCAAGTGTGCTTCATGATCCTGTTCTATAAATGCTTTGACTGGTTTGCCAGTCAGGATGTTCTGGTTCTCCTGCACTGGATCGACTGGTGTTTCATCATCTTCCATCGGCACAAGTTTCTGAGCATTCTTAATACCCAGCACTTCGATCATTTGTCGGTGGAGGAGGGGGAGGTTGTAGAGTTGGGGAGCTGATTGGGCAAGCTGCATGACTGCTTGGTACTGGACGATCTTTTGCGCCATAGTCGCGGCGTTGGGATCGGAGACTGGGATGACATCGACAGAGTCGTAGTCGCTGCGTTTGGCAAAACGGCTACCTTCTTCTGGTTCGTAGTCATAATCGTCTGGTGTGTAGTCAGCAATAATAACTTTTAAGAGCTTGAACTCCTGCTTCATTGAGAAATGCAAGCGAGCCTGCACCGCTGTCATTACCTTTAGCGTTCTCTCAAGAATAGCCAGTGTTGTTCCCACTGGCGCTTGCGAACTCATGTCGCTTACATTTATGTCTCCAGACGAGGCAAAGTTGCGGCCTTCCTGCACAATCTGATTGAAGAGAGTAAACAGGACTTGGCTTGGTTCTTTGTAAGGAAGTGGCAGGATGTTGTCACGGATAGAACCGGATGGCACATCCACGTCCCTAAACTCGCCGGGTTGAATCGGGGTGTCATCCCCTTTAATTCGTAGACCTCTGGACTTAAGACCGCCGGGGAGGTTAGATAAAGTACCAGCATCAACCAGCTGGCGAATAAGCATCGTTGCAGATTTAGCATAGCCGCCAATCAAGTGAATGAGGCCATATCCGTAAAACCCAAAACCCGGAATATATTGATAGTGCACATAGTGTTGACGACGCATATGCAGTTCATCGTCCTCGTACCAATTCCTACGCACCGCTAGTATTTCTTTAGTGCCCTTGTCTATAGTCACGATGTACGGCAATGCGATGCCAGTCATCTCGCCTTTCTTGTTCTTGTGCTCGTAACCAACTAAGTCAAGCTCGACATTCATCTCCAACAGACGGTAGCGGTTGTCTTGCGTCATGGTGACGCCATCTTCCTCCGCTTTCTGCTTCTCAATGTCATCTAACTCCAAGTTAGGCTCGCCTAACTCAACATCACGATAGAAGCCTGCTTCTTGCAACTTCTTAACTTCATTCTCAGTTTTGCGCATAACATGAGTAATGCGCTCTGCTGTTTCTAAACTAGATGCGCCATACGGCACCACAATATCTTCGGCGGGGACAAACATCGATATTTGCCGCCCTTTGCTAGGGTCGTAGTACACCTTCTTAAACGCAGAACCTGCTAAAGGTAAATTCCACAGCAGCTTCTCGTGCTCCAGCCGATACTCAGGCATGGCTTCCGTTAGCTGGTAATTCATGTCCTCTTGGACACGCGTAGCGGAGTCGTGTTTCTCTGGAGTTTCTTTGCCAATAATCTTGGTCTTGACCGGCCCCATAGCAGGAAATGTTTCAGTAATAGCTTCTGATTGAAAGCGCACTACTGACTCAGTTAGCATTGGGTGAAACACGCCACACGCGCCCGCCCATGGTTCTGTCCTATTCTCATACTTCAAACCCAATAACTTCAACCCTTCTACATACGTCTGTATCCAGTCTTTGCGGTCACGCGTATCTTTTTCGTAGTCAGTAATAAGCTCCTCAGCCAAACTCTGCAGTTCGCTCTCGTCAATAAAGTCAGCAAGGTTAACGTCGAAATCTTCAGCGGTTTGTTTGCGTGGTTTTAAGTCAATGATGACTTCGCCATCAATCCCTACTGTCACGCCTTCAGGGTCTTCAATTTCAATCTCAATCTCAGGCACATTTGCCGCTACCTGCTCAAGCCCCACGGGGGCTGCGTACAAGCCTTTGTCTATAGCCATGATTAATCCTTAAGTAGAGTTGCTGTGCCAGCCGTGTTGTTTGCACCATCACGCCAGTCATGCCCCACTGAGGTAGGAGGCACGTCGTTCAACCATTTCTGAATAGATAAAAAACATCCTCCGCGCCCTCCAAACTTGCCGCCATGCCAGCTATCAGGCAAAACTCTAATTGACGCTCCGAGCACATCTTGTATGTACTGCTCACCATTACAGCGAAAGGCGATGTCCCCACCAACGAACACTTCATAGCTATCCACATTGGGGTGGATGTGATCTTCAATGAAAGAGTTAGGCGGCATAATAAAAAGCTGTACTTGATACGGCGGTTGTCTGTAAAGCACTACTCCGTAAATTGCATCATCGCAAACGACCGGCTCTTCTTTGGGGGTGTTGAATACACGGTTCTGTTCCCACCAAACCTTGAAGTTAGTAAGGTCGTCGTATGTGTTCATACTGTGTAATAGCGATCACGCCCACGTTTACCTTTGAACCAGATAATGTCATCCGGCTCGTCAATCGGCAGTCGGATAAACCCGCCCTGCCTAAACCGCATCAATGCGAGTGTTGTGGCATCAACTAAGTCATCGTGCTCGCCACTAGGGAAAGCAGCGATCTCATCAACTAGCTCTTCAGCCCAGCGCGTCTTAGGCACCCAGACCTTACCAGAGGCAATGATGTCCGACACTGAGTTCAAGCGAGCGATCTTGTCTTGGCCTTTGCTGGGAGTATATTCCTGCACAGGAATGCCCATGGAGCGTAGCTCGTAAATGAGCGGTGCGCCGGTTGCCTTCTTCTCGATTAGCATCCCGTCTGGCTCCCACCTCTGGTACCAGTCCAGCACGTCCTTCTTTAGCTCGACCCACTCGACACGCTTCTTATAGGTATCCAACAGAATAATATTGGGGGCACCGTTATCCTCGTCGTTGTCAAAGATACCCCACGTTGTGCCCGCAGAATAGTCAGCGCGGTTATTTTTCTCAAACGCCGTATCCCACGTCTGCAAAATATAGTTACACACAGGTGGCCGCTCAAACTCCCACCACTTCCACCAATCTCGCTTGACGATAGCGCTCTCATTGCCAACGGGGTTCTGCTGATACTGTGCCTGCCACTTGCTGTTGGGGAGTTCTTCACGTAGCGCTTCAAGCTCATCAAAAGCCCAAAACTCCGGCCACAGCGGGTTGCCACTTGGCAAAATAGCCGGAAACTCAATGACCTGCCACTCTTCTCCACCCCGCGCTGCTGATGCTTTTATCACCTGTCCAGTCAAATCCCGCTGCGACCAGCGCGTCATAACTATGACAATAGCCCCACCGGGCTGCAGACGCTGACGAGGACCTGACGTATACCACTCATACACCTTGTCGTAGATGTCCGGGTTGGTTACTGCCATTGCAGCTTCTTGTTCGCTGTGCGGATCATCAATAATTAGTATGTCTGCGCCCTTACCGGTCACAGCACCGCCTACACCGATAGCGAAATAATCCCCGCCCTTGGAAGTATTCCAGCGTCCCGCCGCTTTTGAGTCAGATTGGAGTGATAAACCGGGGAAAATGTCTGCATATATGTCAGAATCGACCAAATTTCGCACTTTTCGACCGAAACCCACCGCTAATTCAGCCGTATGGGAGGTCTGAATCACCTTTTTATGAGGAAACTTGCCCAGAAACCATGCTGGCAGCAGGTATGAGGCGAATTCGGACTTCGTGTGGCGTGGTGGCATGTTGATGATAAGTCTTTTGCACTCTCCGCGAGCCACTCTTTCAAACGCATCAGCCATTCGCGCATGATGTTTACCCCCAATAAACGTAGGCCAGACCTTTTCGACGAACTTCAGGAACCTATTTTGCGCTAATTCGCGCTGTTTTAGCCGTTCCAAATAAGTAAGTTGTGCTTCTAACGCACGTAAATCAGTTTCCGACAGCTTCCCACTGGCTAATAACGCAGAAATATCCTTGAGCGTCACTTCACTCACTGCGTTCCTCCGACTCTACGTCACTATCAATCAGTTTGGGTGTGCCTAGCTGCGCATCCAGATCATCTAGCGGGACGATGTCGATCATATCGCTGTTTAACAGGCGCTTGATGCGCTCTTTAATAGAGTTCTCCAACTCCACCGAGCTTCTGTGATGGATAGTAATCTCACTACGCTCAGTAAAGATGCCAATATCAGAGTGTTTGCCCAACAGCTCCAGCGCTTTGATCTCAATCTTTGCGTCTCCGCAGTCAGCTAGCTCAATTAATTTATTAGTAATAAAGCTTCTGGCTTGTTGCGCATCCTCTATGGCTTGGTAGTCGTAGCGTTTCAGGATTGCTGCTGCGCGTTTAGCCACACCGGGCTGAGTGACGTGCTGGGGGGTGGTGGTCTTGACCTGACCTTTGATTAGTTCGCGAGCGGCTTGCTCGTCTTGCTCAGAGAAATCGATGCTCCCACCGAGGGAGTCAATCATGTCTGCAGTATTTGCAGCAATAGCAATGCTATCCGAGAGCGTTTTGGGTTTCTCTTCGGACAAGTCGAAAGGGATCGGGTGCTCTTTCGAAGGCTCAATAGTAATCATGGCGCACCGTGGTCACGGGGAATGGGCGAAATTTAACATAGGTGGTCAGAAATGCAATAGGTACGTTTATACGTTTTTGCGAACAACTAAATAAATGTCTAATTACGGTAATTCGACGTCTGTTTGAAAAAACGCAAGGTAAGCCTACAAAACCTACGAAAGTTTCTTAGGTACCATTGACGGGGGGTGTTTCTATATAGTTAAGGGGTGACGGTGTTGCAGATTTAGTGAGGGGGTGGGAGGGCTAAATTTAAAATGCGGAATCGAGTGAGTGGATCAGTGTGTATGGGTTTGCCGGAGTCCCTGCTGCTGGTTTGGGGGGGTGCACCCCCGTACCCTCGGCGCAACCTAACAATTGTTAGGTGGCTGAATTATTGTTTCCATCAGACTTGTATTTAGCTATTTTTCTGTGGTACATTTTAATCATGACATAACAGCTTGTCATCCGGTTAGGCGGTTCACCTAACAATTGTTATATCCCTTTGTTGGAGGATGCTATGGAATTGAATAAAATTGCTATCGGCGTTGCCGATATGTTGGAAGTGCGCCGCAATGCGGTTGCCGAGGCGTCATCAGTCAGCGGTAGCGCTGAACGTGACTATGCTATCGCGCTGAATGAGGCGTTTGCGGATATGTCGGTTGCATGGTACACAATCGAGCATAACGCTAAGGGTGTGGAAGCAGACTTGGTGCATACTGAGAAGGCGGCGTTGTTCAAGGTGTTACATGAGAAGCACCATAAGGGCAAGCACCCTAACCCGTCGACACCCTGGGCGCGCATCCGCAAAGAAGCGGCCGATCAGATCAAGGCGGCCGTGTTACGCGAAGCGGCTGAGTCGGGTGCTGAGATACCGGCTGATTTAATGGAGTCGGCTGAGTCCACCGGCGCACGTCACCGCCGCTCGTTAACGCTACGTTACACCGAAAACCTAACCGCTGATTACAAGGCGGGCAAGCGGGCTGAAAAAGAAGGCACAATTCAGCAACGCGAAGCGGCTGCACTGGTACACATAGCATCCGCACTTAGCGCACTTGGTATCGATATATCTGCGCTGTAATCCAGTAACACCGAACCCGCCGCAAGGCGGGTTTTTTATTGCCGCCTTCGGGCGGCTTTTTTGTTGCCCATCACCTAACAATTGTTAGGTTGCCTAAATTTTGACCAACCAGTTCTCTGTGCAGGGGTAGCCTAACAATTGTTAGCCGCTTAGTCTGCCTAACTACTAAGCTGCACGCAGCTTAGTACTTTTTTTGGCGTTTGTCAAGCGTTATTTTTCAGGTTTTTGTTACGTTCTAATGTTATGAAAAAAGGGGTATTGTTACGTTATGTTTTCTGTAAGTCCTTGATTTTACAGCAATGTTATATGTTACGTTTATTTTTGAAATTGAGAGCGACTATAAAATTTTTTCTTGAGTTCGGCAAGTGCATAACTATTCCCATTTTAGCAAGTTTGCCAACCCCTCTCAATTTTATTTAGCATAACATTATAACATACTACAATAAAATCTCTGAAAACCCGCACCAGCTCTGCGTTTTGCCTGTTACGTTTCCCATTACGTTTTCTCTCAATGTTACGTTAATTTCATAACACTTTAGTCCCGCACAAACGACTAAAACTTGAAGTAGACGTAACATTGTGGTATAATGTTATATAGTGGGAGAGTAAATATTTTTCCCGCTGCACCTAACAATTGTTAGGTATCTCAGCAAACCCATTAACAGAAGGGAGCCAACATGACTAAGGTCAAAGCCTACTATCAAGACCTGCTGCACCGTCACCTGAGCGAGCGCGAGCAGGATGCCTACTTCGACCGCCTGTACGAGGAATGGCTGCGCGACCAGCAAGCCTACGCCTACGAGGACAACTACGAGCCTTTCGAGACCAAGCCGACCAACCTAACAAATGTTAGGAAACACTAATGCAAGACGAGGACACTAAATATATCTGTCAGCTCTGCTACTGGGAACAAGTGCCACACGCTAGGGCAAGGCGGTGCATCAACGAGAAAGTGCTCATCACTTGCGCTGGGTGCGGCGAAAGCGCAGCTAAGAGTCGCAAGCACACCATCGCACCAATCAACAAGTCGAGCTACATGCTCATCACAGACTTGTCACAACTGAAACAACTCAACCCAAAGAGGACAACATGATAGAACCCGCAGAGCTAAAACTAATTGGTGCTGCTGTGCTAGGTGCAGTAATTGGCGCAGCACTAGGACTTGCGCTACTCATCTATTTCGGAGGGCTAACATATGTTAGGTGACGATGACAAAGATGTAATAGTTGTGGTGGGCTGCATCATCATTGCAGTCATGACCGTTTTCTTCATAACCATACTTCATTAGGAGGAAGTGATGTTCGCTAACGCTACTCGCTACCGGTTTCCAACCGTGAGGCGCATTTGCCCACTGCCCGACTACGAAGCAGCTAGGCATGCCTACGACACAATCAAGCCAATCAGGGGCGACAACACGCGCCCACTGGGAGCTAGACGGGATAAGCAATATCAAATCGTGCGGCACGAGTCCACGCTAGGCAACTATGCCTACTCAGCTAGGCTATACGAGACAAATGTAATCACTTATTACCCTAACGGCAATATCGACATCGCCGTAGGCAAATGGAACAATGCCACGACCATACAG